CTCTGCGATAGCATCCAAGACATTAACATCAAGACCTGCGAATGGTGGAATGATACCAAGTATGCGAAGTAATCCATCTACTAATAGTGCTAGTGCTGTAAATCCAAGTATCATTGATATGATAGTTGCATCACGATTGTGCTTACGCATTGACTCTTCATCTATGCGTCTTGCTTCTGCTAATGCATCAGCGATCATCTGATCTACTTCTGCTTTAGTATAGAAATTACCTAATACTGGTATGTCATGTTTGTCCATGCTGGTTGTAATAAGCTTTGTAGTAAGAAACGAGACCGTTGGTGTTTACCTGTTTACTACACCACTCTTCAGCACAAGCATAAATTGCTTTGTTATTTTTCACACTACCAAATTCTTTAAGTAGTATTAATAATGCTCGTTCTCTTACATTGAGTTGTTCTTCTGTAAGTTCACTCATGTGTGATCGCACAGTGTCCTTGTTCACATAATCTCTCCAATTTTTCTATAAGATGAGTGTACTCATCCCACATATACTCAGAACCAGTTTGTTCCTTGTATGTGTTACAAGCAGTGATGAGACGGGCTACGTCTCCTTCGTTTAATCTCATAGTGTTCATGCCATTACAATCTAATTATAACGATACTGTCAAGTACTATAACAGAAATGTCAGGGTTTGTCAATTAATTCATATGTCGCACATTGAGAGACATGACATATCTTCCCTCGTCAACCTTATTTGGTTCTGTTCTATGCAACAACCAACCTGGAAAAAAGATAACATCATTGGTTTTTACATCAATGGTAACCCAATCCTTTCCCTCATAATAATAAGTGTCTACTTTAGGTTCGGATGTATCATATGCTGATAAAGGATTTTTTATTTGAAGACCACCAGAATTATCAGGAACTTTTAAATAACAAACACAAGCAACGTCAACACCATGATGGAGATGTTCTTCTGTATAACCATCTTTGTAATGAACATTAATCCATGATCTTTCAATATATTTTGCAAGTCCTTGATCGTAAAATCTTTCATCCCATATAGTTTTTAGAGAATCATTAAGAAATCCATCAAATTCTAATCCAAATTCTGACCACTTATGTGGGTATATATTATCTGGTTTTCTATGTAAAACAACACTAGTTATACCACCATTTTTTTCAGGTGTTATGAGATTTTGTTTATCAGTAACTTTTTTTGACTCTGTAAGATGAGCATCTACTTTATCTTTAAATGTATCAAATTCAAAATCAAATCTACTTTTGTAGATGTACGGGAATGGATTTATATATTCCCAATGATCACCACCATAATTTGTAGTCATAAAATTTAGCGTTTACCGCCCCCCATTTGTTTTAACATTTTCTGAAGCTCTGCTGTAGAACCTACGAACATAGCATTGTTTGTAACCTTACTTGGACCTTTCTTCTCTTCATCAAGATCCTTAACTTTCTTCTGTAGATCCATGAGTTTATCAGTCATGTCTGCTACCTGCTTCATGGCGTTTGTAGCAACTTCATATGCTCTTGGATGCCCTGACTCCTGTGCGACCTCTAACGCCCCCTGAACCGCCTCCTGACCTTGATCTATGAGTCTATAGAGTTCTGCTCTAGTATACACATAGTCCTTGTCCCTGTCCTCTGAGACATCTTTGAGTTGATCCTTGCGTTTAGCATCACCACCTTCGGGTACATCAGAAACTTCAACATCAAGAAGTTCCTGCATATTTTCTTCTAGACTACTCATAAGAATTCAAATCCTTCGTTAAATCCAAAGTCATCTGTAGAAGTTACTAATGCATCATCAGCAGCAGTAACTTGTCCATCCTGATTAATATCAGTCTTTGCTTTGGGTGAATAAGTTAATTCGGCATGACGTTTATTAACTGCTTTATCACCAATAGTTTGAATGATACGAGACTTACGAATAACATCTGCCTTGGTGTATGGACCGTAGATCCAAGTCTTAGCAGTAAACTGCATAGTATAAGTCAAACTTCGTCTGGTTGTAAAGTCATCTTCCCAATCATCATCAAAATCAACACTGTTTAAAACAACAGCAACGTCTTTAACCTCATCCATATCAGGAATGAATTTAAGGCTCATACTAAATGATGGTTGAAAGAAAGGAAGTATCTGTTCTAGTATCTGTAATCCATCGTCCTGCGACTTAGCAATGATACCAACTTCAAATGAAATATTATATGGGACAGGTACATACTGTGTCTTTACTGCTTTAGCATTATCTTCACTACCTTCAACAGGAACAATTGCTTTATACTTTGTAGTAGCAGTAGTTTTTCTTGCAGCATCATAATCAATACCAGTCATCTCAAAGTAAATCCTTGGTAAAGTAATTGCTACCTTCTTACCATCAACAGGATTACCTTGTAATCTATATAAGAATTTTTGTTTAGGACCATAAGCAAGAGGTACTTTCTCAACCTCAAGTACTTGTCCATTTACAGTCTTCTTCAATTCAATATTATTGAAGAGAGTACCAAATCCAACAACAGTCTTTCTAACTGCTTCGTTATAAAATTGTGTTCCTAACATCAGAAGCTACCTGTATAATTACCAAATTCACCAAAGGCGTTATCTTCACCCCAATCTATAATATCATCAGCACCTTCTTCAATAGCAGCGTTCTGATCGTAGTCAGTGCTCTGATTATCAATAGTAGAGAAATCTCCTAACGTATATAGGGCATTAGATTGAACCCCTCTAATGGTGTCTCCATCTAAGAAATTACCTGTACGATTCATAACCTCAAGAGTATATGTAACACCATTCCAGTCAGCAACTTCAGCAAGTGTAGCACTATCTAAATCATACATAGTTGCTTGAGCACCACTGGTAGTAGTATCTTCATAAGTGTTAATAATATATTTTAAATTTGTTTCATCATAATAAAAGAAACCAGGAACAGTGGTTGCACTGGTTCCATTGTATGTGTAAACATAGTTTAAACGACTATCTTCAAACTTCCAATAGAAATATTTCTTCTGCGTAGTAGTAGCAAAGGTAGGATCAAATCCACCAAGTGCTGTAATTGTAACAGTTTTATTACTAGAAGTCCATGTCCTTCCTCCACTCTGTTGAGTGAATCCACCAATAACAACATGCTCATCTGATACAAACTGCACTGGTTCTGGTGGAGCTTCAATTGTAATAGTTGGAAAGTCTGGTTCTGCTGTATCAGACTCATATCCAGTACCACCATTAACAACAGTAAGTGTAACCACACCATTATCCATAATTGTAGATTCAATAATACCACCAGAAGAATTTATTCCACCATTAATAGTAACACTAGGTGGTGTACTATATGCACTACCAGCAGTGGTTATATTAGCAGCAGTAATAGCACCACTTGAATCTACAGTTACTGTTCCTGTTGCCTGTACTCTAGTAGAAGGTGAAAGATTGAGTGTGGTGATATTACTAAACTGCCTTTCAACATCATCAACCTCATCAATACCTGTATCAAACTTATCAGCACCTTGCTCGTAGATCTCAGCAGTTAGTTGATAGAAATACTGTTTACCTAACTGGAAGAAAGGATTCTCCCGTTCAACATACTTGATCTCATACAGATCCTCTGTTAATGGGAAGTAGATTAGATCTCCTTCATTAGGTCTACCATCCACAGCAAGGTTCAATGCTGGATTAGCAGACTGTTCCCATCTTCTTCTTGATACTACAAATTGTATTTCATCTGTAATACGTAATCCAAACTTACTTACAAACTCTGCACCAGCACCAAATCCCTCAACATTCACTAAGAACATTTCTATCATATAGCTCTGACTAAATTCAGACTGTATGACTTCTCCAAGAGATTTATCTTTAATATGTACTCTAGGAATATAAAACACATCAGATCCAAACAACTTGATTTGTTCATCAACCAAGTCCTGTACAAGATTCTGTTCAGTGGTAACACCACCGTGTTGAGGAAAGTATACTTTTTTCATCCGATCATGTCAAATGGTGGTAACTCGTATGTGCTACTAGAAGCTTCTTCTATCTCTGTAATTTCTCTTTGAGCATCTTCAAAGATCTCTCTTCCATTCATACTAACTCCACCAGGAAGTTGTATGCCATTGAACTTAATTAAGTTCTGCCCCCACTGTCTTTTGATAAGAGCAGTAGTATATTTCTTAAGAAAGACATCACTATAAACTTGACCAAAGCTTTCAGGATCTATTGCTCTATGACATTCAACAATAACATGAACATCTTCATTCATCATGTCCTCACCAACATCAAGATACAGTCTATCCTGTCTCATGTTAAATCTGAACTGAACAAAAGCACCATTGTTAAGTACCATGTCCATAGTCTCCATCCAAGTCTTAACCATATAATAGTTAAGGAAGTCAAGAGAACCTACAGCATATAAGTCATTCAAGAAGATCTGATACTCAATACCAAATAGGTTATTCCTTACAGCATTACTAGCAAGACCAAATACCTTAGTAACACCAACAACATCAGCAGGAAGTTCAAGATACTTATCTCTTGTTTTCCATTCTGTAGTATTAGGAGCAGTACCTATAGTTGTTACAGTATCTGAAGTTTGAAATCTTGTCATGTCATCTGTGGTCAAGACATGCTTCATATAAGCAAGCTCTACACCATCATAATGACGCATACGATAATACTGTAAAGCATCATCAATTGAGTCCTCTATCTGGTCGTCATCTACATTGACTTCTAGTACAGGGAACCCTAACTTTCTAAGACAGTAATCTTTAAGTTCTGTCCTACTTGTGGGTTCAGCCATAAAAAATACCCCTAGTATGTCCTAGGGGTATTTATAAATCATCTTTTACTCAAAATTAAATCAAGCAATGCCTGTATTCTTAGGAGTAGTATCCTTACCTTCATAATCCTCAGGATCAAAAGCTTCCATAGATGCCCAATCGTTTGGTGCAATTGCATCAAGTGCAGCTTCTTTTGCATTATTTCCATCACGGATTGCTTTTTTCTCATTAGCAACGGCTGTCATAGCAACATTATTGCCATTAAGAAGATCGGTCTCCTGTGCTCTTTCAATTTTCCATGCAAGGTTATTTAAACGATCTCCGCAAGACACTTTGATCATTCTCCTATGAGACTCTTTCTTGAGTGTAAAGAGTTTTTCCTCCGATGATGTTTTATCTAAGGATACTCTTTCATCATCGCTTTTGCCAGCATGAGCGTCTTCCAACGCATTACCTGCTGCATTCAACTTCCAACTTGTTAGTGGAACTGCCGCATCCAAATCTTGTCGTACGACAACATAGTTTGGATCTGGGTTTGTACGGGTATCTCTATCAGTTGGATGTGCAATTTCGTTCACATCCACATCAATAATACCAGCAGGATCTTTTCTCCAAAGATAGTATGTTAATGCCATTTTCTTTTAATTCTCCGTTCTGTTTAGGTATATGTTGTGAACTCAGTTTGTTTTGGTGCTCCTTCTACTGTACTATGTCCACCTTCAACTTGTGTAGTAAAGGCATGTGTATCGTACATAGCAGGAATTAGTACAGGATAAGTTGTACTCCAGTATGCAGTATCAAGAGTTGAGTGCTGCTCACCTGTGAACATATGAGGACTCAATCTATCACCATCAGATCTTTCAGAGAACTGTTGATCCAAATTGACCATTGTATGATACATTCCATAACCACCATCACTGTTGTAAGTGTGGTTCATGAAGAAACTAGACTTACCGATTGGGCATATCTGGAAACCGTAAGTAGTATCAGTACTCTGATCCCAAAGCCACTTACCATCAGAAACTCTGATGAATGCTCCTAGCCAACCAGAACCATAGTAGTAGTAAGGACAGTAAGCACAGAGGTATCTACCATCACTGGTTACCTGCCATCTCATACCAAATCTTTCACCTGAACCTCTACCGTATGATGTAGTACCAGAATAATGTCTCTTACTACCTTCAGCACTACCACTTTCATTCCATCTATGAACCCATGCTCCACTATGAGGAAGCATCTGGAATGTTAAAACTTTACCATTGTCACAAAGAACAGGAGAACAACGATATTGGTCTTCTGTTGAATAGTTATATGGTTTACCACTCCAGTTGGCATATTCAGTATAACCTAAACTAGAATTAAATGCAACTGCACCAGCAGAGTCAGCAGAATCCATCCAAAGCTTCAGTGAACTTTGAGTTCTATCTCTAGCACTATACTGTTCAGCACCATCGTAGTCCATGTTCTCGTTAAGAGAAATTGCTCTAAGGTTAGGAACACCATGCCAAATAACTGGACGGAAAGTATAGTTACCACTATTCTGTTCCATGACAACCATCTTCTGAAGCTTCCTGTTATAGCAGGAAGAACCGAGACATGAGTGAGACCACTTACAAGGGATATCCAACCAAGAACCTTTAGATCCACCAGACTGGTGGCTCATATTACGATAAATTGTAGCTGATCTAGGACCGAAATAAGTTCTAGTACGAGTATTGTTATTATCGTTAGAGAACCATGCCCAGTCTTGCTTTGTCTCGTTAACAATTGGGTTACAGCAGGTATATGCATATGATAGATAATTCATACCTCTGGTATGCATGATCCAACCACCAGATCCAGAATTAGTACCAGTTCTCTTCAAGTATTGGTGACCTAAGTAACCAACGTTACATGTCATACTTGGATAGTTACTATTACTGTTAACAGTAGAAGTAGTTTGGAAGTAAGCTGAACCAGACTCCTGCTCATAGAATTCTGGAGAATAACTGGAGTATGGTCTAAACATACCATAGTGATCGTTACCACCAAACGTAAAGCTATGCTTATCTAATCTATGTGTGAAAGAATAGTAACCAGATGAACCACTCTGTTCATGTGCATACGTGGTAAAACAGGGTTGATCATACGGATCTTTATAAGTTCCACCACTAGCTTGTTTTTGTTCTACTTCTGTAATTCTACGTGCCATTGTTTTGCATTCCTTATATGTGTGTACTAGTGGTTATCCTTAACCGTCCATACCGTAGGCAACAGCAGTGATGCCTGTTGCTCCAGCGTAGACATGTAACCCGTTTGATGTGTCAAGAACAATACCAGTCCTTTCAAGAACACCGTTTGCTGGAAGTGATACTCCAGACTCTAAATGGTCAGCGTCAGTAACATTGGCTGCTGCGTCTCTAAGAGCAACAGACACATTTATTGCACTGCCAGTGCGGTTGGCAACTGAAAGTGTTACCACTTTGATGCCCGATGCAGGTGCAGCGACAACCTCAGTCCAGGTTGATGCTGTTACATCTTCTTTTCCGTATACTCCAGAAGCCATTTGGTTTTACTCCGTTTAATTAAATGTCAGTTTTGTAGTTGCTTATGATTTATTTATCTCATTGAGATATTAGGTACTATGCCATTGTAGCAAGGAAGTAACTAAGACTATTAGCAGGATTATCAACATAATCTTTAACTGCACCAGCAGTAGCAAATTGTGTGTGATCCGCATTAGTCAAATCAGTGATGACGGTCTTACCCATCATTGTAGTCTCTGTTAATACAGAGGTTCCATTAATGGTGAGACCTTCACCATTTGCAAGTTCAATACCTTTATTGAAATTAAACTTGTCGTTAGAAGACAACCATTGGATTGTCTTATTGGTTGCACCAAGAACAGTCAAACCACCAGAGTTTGCAGTTGTATCTGAAGCACCACCTGTTGCTAATGCAGCACCAGCAGCAGTTCCAGATCCTTGGAATACTTGATCAAGTGTTACTGTAGTTCCAACAACAGCAGTTACGATACCTCCAGAAGGAAGTGTAACTGTACCACCACTACCAGTTAGCGTGATTGCTACACCAGGTGCGATGTTGTCCATATCACTACAGTTAGTGATATCTGCTGAACCAGTAGATATATCACCAGTAAAGCTTCCAATAGCAACCTTACCCAATTCAATGTTACGATCCTTGGAAGTCAACGTAACAGAATTGATAGATGTTGTTGTACCTTTAACTGTTAAGTTACCAGCGATGGTGAGGTTACCACCAAGTGCTGAAAGGTTATCAACGTATGTCTTAGTTGCTTTTTGTGTAGCAACCTTCTGGTCACTGTTCTGTGACAATGTACCATCAGTAGAGAATTCGTCAATAGCAGCACCCAACTGAGCACCGATAGAACCAAGTCTCAAACTTGATAGACCAGACAAGTCAAACGCAGAAGCGTCTAGTGTTGCCTTACCAGTTGACTGCTCAACTTTAAAGAACTTACCAACAGAGAAGTTACCATCTTGGTCAGTAGATACGTAGTAAACACGACCTGGACGAGCTTCGTCTGTTTCGTTAGAAGGAACGTTAGCAGATAGTGGAAGACCAGGCCAGTTAGTATTAGCCTTACTTCCAGTACCAACGTCTAGGAAGTCATGAGCAGTTAGACGTACTTGTGAGTACCTATAACGTGTCTTGAATCCTTGTCCGTCTCCAGCTTCAACTGTCTTCTCATCTGCCAACTGTAGTGTTGTGATACCAGTTGTATCAGCAGTAACAGTTGTAATCTTCATAAACTCATTATCAATCTTGATATAGTCAGTAGGATCAAGACCAATGTTTGCAGCAGCAACACGAAGTGTTAAATCGTTAATAGCAACGTCTTCAATCAATACATCCTGAGATGCAATCTTAGCATTAACTATTGCAATAGAGGCAGCAGCAGCGTGTGCTCCAGCAGATGTACCCTCTTGAGCACGTTCTGCTTCAACAGATGTTGCAGATGGGAATGAAACAACCTTGAACATCTCATCATTAATAATGATGAATCCGTTAATGGTCATTCCAGTAACACTAGCAACTTGCATTGTTACAGGTGAAGCTGCACCTGAAGCAACTGATCCAGAAAGTGTTGTATCGTTTCCAGCATCAGCGTACAATGAGATAGCAGTAGTACCATCATGTGTTGCAGAAGAACTTCCTAAGAGACCTCTATCAACTCCTATTGAACCTCTACCATCCTGTGCTACGTAACTAGCATTAGAGATAACGTATGAACCAGTGTCATCGTTAACTCCATTATCATCAAGAGAAACAGATCCACCAGAATCAGGAGCAGTACCTAATCCTACAACTGTAAGAATAAATCCTTTCTGTCCTTGAACAGCATCTGTGTTGTTTACAAGAGTTGCAGCAACACCAGATGTTGCACCTGTAACTACCTCACCTTGTTGGAAGGTTCCCTTAACTGGGAAGTAGTATAAGAAACCAGAACCATTTTGGTCATTGATTAGTTCTCCAACAGCACCTGATGTTCCACCAACAAGATTTTCTCCTGTAGTGAGAGCTCCACTAAGAGGCACGTTAGTATCAATTGTAAGACGCTTACCTTTGACGAAACCATCAATGGTTGTCTCAGCAGAATCAAATCCTCTAGCAATTGCACCATACTTACCGTAAGATGAGTTACCAGTAACAGCACGAATTCTACCACCACGTGTAGCAGTGTAGGAAATATGAGCGTAGTATGTAAATGATGATACAATCTCAGTTGCAGCAGCGTTAGTAACGTAAATACCAACACCACCATCTAGTACCTGAGTAAAGGAGTCAAACACCATTGATTTGTATGAAGGTGTTGACGAATCATTAAAGTGGTTATGTACAGCACCATCAAGTAGAATACCAACTGCTGCTCCAGCAAAGATGGTAGAGTTCTGAATGTATGGTGACTTAGTAATCGGTGAATTAGGATTAAATCTGAAGAACACACCCTTAATGGTAGCAGTGTCCATATCCTTATCATCAGCACCAGCTTGGAATCCAGTCATTCCGTCAAATACCATCTCCTTGATAGTAGTATGAGAACCAAGCAAGCACATTGTAGACTCAGAGTTAATCCGAGTTGCTACAGTAGAAATATCAATATATGGTTCTGAACTGGTAGTACCAGACAGGTCACCATTAGCAATAGCAGAAGTAACTATACCAACAAGTGTTGTCATTGCAGAAGCAACGTTGACACATTTAGGATTAGAACCATCAGAAGTAATTGTGAGGTCTCTTGTCTGTGTAAGAGTGTTACCAGCAGAAGCAGAAACAACTTCGTTACGAGCGACTTCAATACCAACTGTTTCAATGTAGTTGGCAAGTGCTGTATCTTGAGTATTGTCTCCAGTTATAGCAGAACCACCAAGCAAAGCAGTAGTATAATCATATACTTTATTGTTGTTACCATGCTTGACGTTGAAACCAATAGCATCAACTAATGCAGCAAGACGTTCCTTGACAGTAGCTTCAGTACCAGTTACAGCACCTTCGTTTGCTGCGTGGCGATGATAAGCTTCAGCAGCAATGAATGCTCTGTTTGTGATAAGTAGATCACGTGCATCAGCAGCCTTGTTGTCTACGATATCAACATACTTATCAGCAGCAGTCCAAACTCCACCAGTTAAGTTAAGTAGATGGACGTTATTCTGGTAGTCAGAATCAAGAACCATAGCGGTCTTGGTTCCAGTAGAGTTACTGATAGTCTCACCAAATCTTAGGTGTGTAACATTAGAAGCAAGTACTAAAGCTTGCATGTCGGAATCACCGAGAGCAGGCTTAATGATAGAAGTTCTTAAGTTGTCACCAATAATTGAAACATGTTCGGGAACAATAATTGGTAGAACTTCTGAATATACACCAGACTTAACAAAGATTGTAAGTAGATTTGTAGGAGAAGGTTTTTGAGAACCTGTTAAACCACTAATGAAATCACATGCATGTCTTAGAGTACCGAATGCTCTAGAAATACTCTTACCGTGGTTAGCATCAGATCCTTCCTTTGTGACATAGTAGACACTTTCTGATACGTTATTTCTTTCCCACTGAGGTAGTAGAGGTGATCCACCAACTGTTAGTACTTGACCACTTGCTTCTCTTTCAGCAGATACGTTACCAACTCTTGTGATTCCGTCTGTAACAGCAGAAACAAATGTATGTGCAGATGTATCAGAAGAAATACCAACATTAACTGTAAATGTATTTGCATTAACAACAGTTAGTTCTAGGAACTTCTTGCTAGCTGGGTCAGTTGCACGTGGGTATGGGTGGTTACTAGCGTTACCATCCTTAGCACAAGTAAATGTGATTGAACCATCAGCAAACTTAACAAAGTCTCCTGTAGTGAATCCATGAGAAGCAACAGTAACTTGAAGTACACCTGTAGAAGGAGTATAATCTGCACCTGTCGCTGTAACAGTGCTCTGAGCAGCGTTAGCAGTTGCTGCACCAGATGGAAGGGCAATCCTGTTAACACCACTTGCTGCCTGATAGAGAAGGTCTCCAGTCTCTTGTAGAACCTGTGCAGTGTCACCACCCTGTGCAACGTAGTTCCAATATGTTCCGCCTGGATCTAATTCAGGAGCTGTAGAAGCACCAGAAGTATCTGAGTTCTTACAAACATAAGAGTTTGAGTTTCTATTAACAACGTCACCTAATTGGTATACAGTTGCAGAATCCCATCCACCTGTCCAGTTGAATCCTTCTGAAATAAGATCCCAATTAGCAGAAGTTGTAGGAGCAACACCAGTAGAACCTACCTTATTAACATAAGTGTTACCACCATATCTTACAACATCACCTGGAGCGTATGTTGTGGCAGCAGCATATTCACCTTGAGCAGAAAAACCAGTTGTAACTACATCCCAATTTGTTGTATCGTTATTAGGAGTAGTAGCACTTGTATGAGTTGTCTTACTAATATAGCTGTAACCTCTATATGTTACAATGTCTCCTTTCTGATATGGATTGTTTGATGTCCAAGAATCTTCAAAATTTAGACCCTCAACATAAACAATAAATTTTGTAGTGTCAAATGTTGCTCCAGAAGTATGACCACTTGTACAACGATATTGTGTATTACCAAACTTAACTACATCATTAAGTTTATACCAAACAGCAGCTCCCCAATCGCCTTTACTCTCAGTACCTTCTCCTTGAAGATCCCAGTACTGAGCACTGATATCTACTGTATAGAATGAAGTTTCTGCATTTGCAGAAGTGTGGTTCTTTACACAAACATATGAGTTTGCACCGTACTTGACGATATCGTCAATGACATAAGCAGTGGAAGCCGTCCAATCGCCTTGCCACTTAAACTTTAGTCTACCGAGTCTAAAATCTGCCATTTGTTATAATTCCTACTTAGGTCCGTTAGTTGTGTGATCATAATCTTTATTTAGTCTTGCAACTAGGTAACCTTCACTATCAATGAAATAGGTTAACCTTCTAAAATCAAATCTGAACTGTTGATATTTATCATCAGGATCATTTGAATACTTTCTATCTCCAGCATCAGCAAGAACATATTCTGTTCCTTGAAGAAAATCTGGATACTCTTCACCATCTGTACGGTGAAAATCATAAACTACATCTTCTGTAGATCTAGCATTTGTGTAATGAAGCATACCATCCTTGTCTCTGCGAAGAGCATGTACGGTAAAGTCATTTGAATTTGCAACATTTTGTTCTTGTGTTGCAGTACTTGCACTGAGATATAAACTCATGCTAAGATCCTCCAGTAAGTTCCGTCCCAAACAAACTGAACATATAGTCCAGCAACATCAAGAACGAAAGTATCATCAGTATTTCCAAATTTATTTAAAAATAATTGATTATTACCGTTCCCAACTGTTGTTAGGGTAACATTATTTATAGCCCATGACGCTTTAAAGTCAGTCATTTCAACCATATCGCCTACATGAGGGACTATGCCCGAAGACTCAAATGGCATGTTCAAAGTTAAAGCTGAAGAGCTAGTATCAACGAGGTATTTTACACCACATGATACATTTCCCGATGCGTCAATCACTTCCCACCTAGCTCGTTGAAGTTCAAATCCTCCAACATCACTCCCATCATGTATAACAGCAGTTTTTTTATCAGTGTCAACTGTAATTTCTGCTACTGCACCAGTAAATAGAGCGTGTTCAGCTGTAGTACCTTTTCTAAATTGTACCTGAGTGGTCATTTATGTTCACACACTTTCTTTCTCAAGTATATTTATACATCAAATAATCCAGACTTGTACGTGTGGTGGCTGGAATAGTTGTACTTGTACTAGTGCCTTACCAGTAATTGTTGCACTACCGCTACCGATGTATGGAGCAATAGCAAATGCCTCATCAAGGTTATTGACATTTGATATTCTTCCAGAACCTTGATATGCACGTGTACGAACATCATAACTATCTCCAGTGATGTCAATCTCAACGTATGGCTGCTCTGCGAATGTAAGTAGTGGATCTCCTGATGTACTTCCGACTGTAAGAGTGCCACCCTGACTGAGTTCTCTGAATGTTGACTTCTCGGAAATCCTTGATCCAAAGAAAGAGAATAGAAGATCTTTTTCGTCTGGGTTGAAGCTGATAGATTCTGCTGCACCTGTAAGAACTGGAATGTTTCCAAATCCAACGAAGTCTCTTGCTCTGGTTGTATGAGCATCTCCACTGAGAGATATTGTACCTTCTCCAGTGTGTGCAAACCTGAGAAGAACTCCTGCTTCTCCAGTTGTAGTAAGAGTTCCTGTTCCAATCTCTCTCGCTGTTCTGGAATCTGCACCTTCTCCAGTGAACGAGAATAGCATCTGCCTCTCGTCTGGATTGACTGTGATAGATTCCGCAGCACCACTGATTTTTCTGAGAGTACCAGAACCAATATAAGAACGTGTAAGTCTGAGCTCTGATTCTCCAGATGTTTGGAATAGAATCGTACTTGGTTCTGGTACAATCGCAATAGATTCTGCTGCACCACCAAATCCAAATAGTGAACCAGTACCAAATATACTGCGATGAACAGTGAAAGCAACCTTTCCACTGATCTTGGTTTGAACGAATGGTTGCTCTGCAAATGTAAGTAGTGGATCTCCAGATGTACCAGAGAATGTAAGAGTTCCACCTTTGCTGATTTCTCTGACAAGTATGCTTTCTTCTTTCTCTCCAGTAAACGAGAAGAGCATTTGCTTCTCTTCTGGATTGACAGTAAGAGATTCTGCTGCACCAGAGAATTTCTTGAATAGACCAGTACCAATAACGTTTGGTACATAATGAGTCTTGGCTTCTCCAGTAACAGAAATTGTTCCAAATCCTTGGAATGCATGAGTCCTGAGAACTGGATCTGCCTTTCCACTGATATCAACTTCAATATGTTTGGTCTCAGCAACACCAAGAGATTCACTACCTTCACCTGCGAAGGAGAATAGAAGTTGTCTCTCGTCTGGGTTGACAGTAATAGACTCTGCTGATCCACCAAATTTCCTGAATGTACCAGAACCAAAGTGTGTAAGAGAGAATACAATATGTACTTCGCCACTGACTCTGTACAGACCTTGAGTTTCGTAGGCAGATGCTGTAACAACAGATGCACCACTGAATCCAAAGAGAGTACCAGATCCACCTGCAACAACAGATTTGCTGTCTCTTCCTTCTCCCATAAAGGAGAATAGCATTTGCTTCTCGTCTGGATTGAAGGTAATAGACTCGGCAGAACCACCAATCTTTCTGAGTGAACCAGTACCAATAACGTTTGGTACATAATGAGTCTTGGCTTCTCCAGATACAGGTATTGTACCAAATGGTTGCTCGGCAAATGTAAGTAACTGAGTGGATTCTCCAGTAAGATGTAAAGTACCAAATCCTGTTTCTGTAACAGATACTTTCTCTGCTTCTCTTGTTCCAACAAAGGAGAAGAGCATTTGCTTCTCTTCTGGATTGAAGGTAATAGACTCGGCAGCTCCAGAGAATTTCTTGAATAGACCAGTACCAATAACGTTTGGTACATAATGAGTCTTGGCAATACCACTGGTGAGAATATGTCCAGAACCTGGATACTTCGGAATAAATCTGAAGTCTGCTGCTTCTGGATATACTTTGATATCTCCAGAACCAGTAAAGGTTTCTGTATGTTTCTCGCTGATCCTTGTTCCAACAAAGGAGAACAGCATTTGCCGTTCTTCTGGATTGAAGGTAATAGATTCTGCTGCTCCAGCAAGAACTGGTAAGAATCCAGTACCAACAACATTTGGTACATAATGAGTCTTGGCTTCTCCAGTTGGAATAGTAACTCCACCTCTGGATACCCAAGAAGGTTGCCAATCGTATGTTGTCCATCTATCAAACGGACCAGGAACAAACTTGAATAGAAGTTGACTAGTATCTGGTGAGTATCCAACTGTCTCAGCAGCTCCACCCATTCCATATAATCTACCACTACCAAAGGTACGAAGACTAAAGTTAGGTTTACCAGCACCGTATACTTTGACTGGAGGTTCAGCAGGTGAATCCCATTGAGGTGGTACAACAATATCTGCTTCACCACTAAGAACCATACTGTAAGGCCGTACCTCAGTTTCACCAGTAAAGATTTCACGGAATGTTCTGATGGCAGGACCAGATGTACCACGAAGAGTACTGATAGATCCGAATGGACATACCTTGGATAGAGTTCCAAGAATCCAACCATAATCACGAAGTTCATCTTCAGGATCAACAATAAATCCGTACTGTTCAGTAAGTGATGGTGATGTAACCTGAATTGGTACTGTGTATGTGACTCCATCATCAATAGATAATGTCTGTCCAAGATCAACAGTTGAACAACCAGTAGTTGCAGTGGTATTCTGACTTATAGATCCACTTACTAATGTACATGTTGCAAGTGATGCATCAATAATGAATCCATTATCAATTTCTGGAAGGTCGTAACATACATTAATATCGTATACTTCTGTATGCTTCTCTTCTGAAGGTTCAGTAAGTTCTGGTTTAACAGAACGTAAGGTGATAGTACCAGAACCAACGTAAGAATCTGTCTCTGTAAAGATTGATCCACTAAGACCTTTAATTGATCCTGTTCCAAGTACACCATAAGAAATAACTGGGTCACCAGCAGTTCCAGTGAACGAGAAGAGCATTTGCTTCTCATCTGGATTAAAGGTAAGAGACTCAGCAGCACCAGAGAATTTCTTAAATGTACCAGTACCAATAACACGAGGACTGAATGCGATTGCAGGATCACCGTCAATCTTGAATAGACCTTCTCCAACTTCAGCCTTACTAAAGACGTTAGCAGAACCATCAATTGCAAATAGTGTTCCTGAAGCATTGTAATCTCTAGCACGAGGTGTATCAGAAGCACCAAGTACTTTAACTCCACCACGACCAACCCAGTTAGGTTGGAATTTAGATGCAGCAGAACCAACAATATCAACAAGGGTATAACGCATACCCATTGCAATAGTACCAAGAATCCAGTCATAATCACGAGGTTCATCAGCACTATTGCTGATAAGTCCGTAATCTTCAGAGAATGTTGGTTGTGTTGTCTGAGGTGGTACTGCATAAGTAGCACCTGTAGAAATAGCAAGTTCAGTAGATACCTTGATACAACCACTTGGAGCAGTGGTGCTGGCAAGAACATCTCCATTAGTATCAACACATGTGTATGTTGAAGGATCAATGATTAATCCATAATCAAGATCTTGGAATGGAATCTCAGATGTAAGGTTGTAAGCCTTAGCAAATATCTCTTCTGATATCTCATCACCAAGATTCTTAAGAAGTACAGTTCCAAGTTGATCGTAATCAGGATCAAAGTATAGATCATAAGGATGAGCAGTACCTAAACCATAATCTGCAAGATCTCTTAGTGTTAATGTGTCTGGTTTAGCAGACTTAAGTTCAATACCACCAGTACCTACCCAATCAAATGCTGCTCTCTCATCACCACCAGCGAAGTTGTAAAGTACTCCATCACCATCAAATGTTCCATGAGTAAATTTAAGACTACTGTATCCACTAGTAAAGGAGAAGAGTAATTGCTTCTCTTCAGGATTGAAGCTAACAGATTCAGCAGAACCAGAGAATGTAGAGAATGATCCATCACCTCTGTGCTCAACCTTGAAGTTATATGCTGCATCACCAGACATTCCATTGATGTGTCCATCACCAATAGCAAGTAGACTGAAGTTAGTCTTAGATGCACCTTGAGGTTTGAATAGTCCAGTACCAAATACACTAGCAAATAGTGGAAGTAATGCCTTACCAGTAACCTTGAACAGACCACCTTCAGATACATGTGTACGAACTCTTGGAGTACCAGCATTTCCAGTAATATCAAACATACCATAAGGTATGCCATGAGCATGGGTTCCAAGTATCCAACCATAATCATCATCAGGACTATGGATATCAGAAACAAGTCCGTAATCTAAAGTATTACTTGGAGTTGAATATTGTGCAGGAACACTATAGTTTGCATCAAGAGTAACAATATCATTAAGAACAACTCTAGCAGCACCACTTGGGCAAGTAGTATCAGAAGAAATTGTCTGAGTATTGAGAGTTGTTATCTGTGCTAATGTAGGATCAATGATTAGACCATAATCAAGATCTACTGACGGTACAAATGCACTGACATTATATGATTCTGTATGTTTCTCTTCTGAAAGCTCTGTTAGTTTTGGTTTGACAGAACGTAATCTTAGACCACCAGATCCTTCATAATCAAATGTTCCTTTCTCTGCTTCAAGTGTAGCGAAGTTTCTAAGTCTTCCAGAACCAACATATACTTCTGTATGTTTCTCACTTCCACGAGATCCAACAAAGGAGAAGAGTAATTGCTTCTCTTCAGGATTGAAGGATATTGAATCAGCAGAACCAGAGAACGTGGAGAATGATCCATCACCAAGTATTCCAACTCCAAAGTTAGCCTTACTGCCACTAAGAATTGTGAATAATCCATCAGCAGGTTGTAGTAGACTGAAGTTAGTTTTGGATGCTCCAAGGAATCTAAATCCACCAGTACCACGTACACCAACATCAAGTGGTACTTGAGCAACACCAGTGATCTTACTAATATAACCACGACTAGTCCAACTAGGTAAGAACTTATCAGCAGCTCCAACAGTAGGATCAACCTTAATACCACCCTGAGGCATAAGGTTACTACTATCATAAATGTAACCCCAATCCTGTTGAAGGGAAGCAATAGTTGTAATATCACCCCAATCAACTGTATCGGTAGGAGCATTAAGTGAAGCTGCTACTTGATATGTTTGTCCAGATACAACTCTCGCTGTTGTATCAACTTTAACAATACATCCAGTTGCATTACCAGATACATCTCCAGATATAGTTTCTTCTGTATTACATACAGAAAGAGATCCATAGTCACGTGCAGACCAAGGAACAATTGCAGATTCGTTATAACTCTCAGTATGCTTCTCGTCAGAGAGTTCATACTTAATACTACCTAGTGGTTTGTTGCTGATATCTCCTAATATCCAATCAGCAATTTCATCCAAGGTGTATAGGAATGGTTTCCTACTTACTATGCTAATAGTACCAGATCCGTTCCATGCAAAGACTTGCTTGTCTATAGCATTAGAGAAATTCTTGAGGGATCCACTACCAAAGTACGATTCACTATTCTTCTGTATAGCATCTCCAAAGAATGAGAAGAGCATTTGCTTCTCATCTGGATTAATTGTGAATGACTCTGATGTACCAGTAAACTTCTTAAGACTTCCACTACCAATAAGTGCAGCACCAATTCCAATGAGTGAAGTTCCTTGTAGCGGAAGAATTCCCCTGCCGTAGGAGGCAGGAGAATAGTCAACATCCGCAGTACCAGATAGACCTTTGACCTTACCATCAATAATGATACCGTATACAGCAGGAGATGTCTGTCTACCAAATGATATGAGACTACCACTACCAACCCATGCACTAGTTGCTTTCCATGAAGCAGCATTAAGTGTCTTACTGAATCCAAAGGATTCTAGATCTGTAACATGGATGATACGTCCATATTCAACTTGTGTTGCATTAAGGTCTGCAACTAGACCATTATTACTTGTTGTTGTAGCATTCTGCGTTATTGATCCGAAGTCAACTTCAGTGTATAGATCAAGAATTGCAGGATGATAACTATATGATTTACTCTCTTCAGCATTATTGAATACCAAGAACCTACTTGGTGCTGGTGCTAGTACACGATTACTTTGAGGATCTAAATTACCACCAAGTTCGTTGGTTGTCCATGCATATGTTGGTCCTCCTTGATGTGGTACATATCCATCAGGTACATCTTGAGCAGATGTTTGAGCACCATTTAATATTCCTAGTCCTGATCTATAACTTTCAGTATTGTATATACTACGACTTGCATATTGTGCAAGAGTACCACCAATATCACTGAGTGGTACTGCTGGACCTTGATTAAATTTAAAGCTTTCTAAACCTCTAGCAGCAAACGAGCCAGACAAAACCTCAGTCCTGTAGTCAAATACAGGTCTTGAGACTCTTCCTCCTGACTCGTAGGTATAGAACATAGACCAATAAAAAAGGGGTCGCAAAATGCAACCCCCACAAAGTAAAGAATATAGACTGGGTGTACTCTATGTATAATCAGTCTAGGCTGACGTTTAGAGTAACCTTGATTTGGTCACCATTGTTCTGAATGGCGTATGGACCGTTTGTAAATCTTTCTGCGAAAAATATACTACTGTAAAGTGTTACATCTCCAGTTCCCTGTAAAGCAGGTGTTGTGGTGAATGTATTAGCATCAGGAGTCTCAAATACTGTGTAATGAGCACCAGCGATTGTACTTGTACTACCTTGAGCAAGGTAAATTACGTCACCAGGATTTAATTGGTTTCCAGCAGCAGTAACTTTAGAGAAGTCAAACTTAACGTTATCGTTTCCGTTTGATACCTGAATGTTATCAACCAATAGGTTGTTTAGATAAACACGAGGACCAATCTCACCACTAACTGTTTCGTAGTCAATACCAGTAATTACTGTATCAGCAGCAATACCATTTGGAGTTGCAGTCTGAGAAACTTTCATTCCAGGAGTCAAGTTTTCAGCAACATTAACTTTGAAAGTAGCATCACCTGAAGCAGCACCTGTAAGTGCTTTGCTTAGATAGATAGCAGTTCCAGAAACACCAACTACAGTTGTACCAGCAGCAATACCTGTACCAGATACACGTTGACCAGCAGCAATGTTTGTAGCACTTGCAACAGCAATCTCAAATGTACCAGATACACCAGAGCTTATTGCAGTAACAACATCAACATCAAGAAGGTTGATGTAGTCATAACCGATAACTCCTTTACAACCAGTCTTATCAATCTGAGTACCAGCAGTAGCTGCACCAGCATCAACAACACCACAGATAGATTCTGGCATGTTGTTTGCACGTGCTAGGAAGTAACCATATACGCTACCAGCAGCAGATGTAAATGTGAAAACTTTTTCTGGGTAAGAAGCAGTTGTTCTACCTCTACCAAAACTAACTGCGTCAGAAACACCAGGATTGGAGTTTGTGATATCAGCAGTTAATTGCTGACTTAACTCAAGGTCTGTTCCTTGAATGTCAACAACGTATGTGTTTGTAGGAATTCCACCAGCACCAGCAGTTACATAGTCTCCTTTCTTAATATCAACAGCGTCTGCGACTGCAATCTGATATGTTCCTGAAGTACCTGTACATGTTGTGCTTGCAACAGCAGTACTTGTAGTAGCAATAGTCCAACGGTTACCGTTTAGTAGGATACCGTATGCAGAATCAAAATCTTGATCTTCTTCAACCCGATTATTTTCTACCTGTGGATATCCAGTACTAGGTGCTGAACCATAGCCACTTGAGTTGCTGGCATTGTATGGTTCGTAATATGTTGTAGATGAAGGAACGTCCTGCTCTGACGGAGTAGTATTACTCGTATAAAGCTTTAGTACCAAGTTCCTTGGTATAGTGTGCGTTGCATTCAATAACGTACGGAGTGAATCAATCTCACCCTGGTCGGTAACTAGCAGTGCCATTTAAGTTTACTCCTCGTGTTTTCTTCCTATATGAACTTATTTATAATAATTACAGTGCGAGCTTCAGTGATACTACGCACCTCTGTATATTTAGTGCATACACAATTTCAAATTGAAGAATGTCTCCAGAATTTAGAGTGGGACTCCAACTTGTAATAGTTGTATTTCTATTTATTCTTGCTTCTACCCCCGTATTTATATCACCCAACTGTGGTCTTTCAGTACCACAAATAGAAGAAAAGTTAGGGAAGTTTGCATAATCTGATTTTGCAATATCAAATTGTACTTGACCATCTTGATCTGCAATTAAAGTCCAACTGATAATTTTACCAGTGACATCTAATGTCATATCTCCTTTAATTCCAGAAGACATGGGTGCGGAACCAGCATCAACAACAAAGTTAATTGTTCTTGTAAGGTCAGCAGTTGTAGAGAGACCTACAACATATACTGTATCGCTAGAACTAGGAGCAGTAGTAAATATTAAACTTGTGCCACTAGTTGTATAATCTATTCCAGGTACTTGTACAAGACCATTAATACAAACAATTAATTGTTGATCATTAATCGGTGTATATGGATCACCAGAAGAATCAATTAATGAATATCCAGTGGTGGTTCCATCAAAAGTCCATCCAGATGTATCTAGTATCTCGTTGCCATACTGAAGATACTTACTAGGTATCTCGTAGTTAACGCCAACGTTATATTTCTTCTGAGGATCTGTAAGAACCTGATAATTAGAAGATTTTACCGATACATTATACTTTGGCATTAGGTTACCCCAGGAGTTACTTCAAGTATACCTTCTATAACTCTTGTTTTAATACTTTGCGGAGATGTCAAAACAATATCATAAACATATCGTCTTGGATCTAATGCAGAAGTATTAGTATTGGTTAAACTAATTTTTAATATACCATTATACCTGTCAACGAAATCAACAACAAAACTAGTTGAAGCAGTTGTATAATAACTCTTCTTCAACTTTGCTTCTGCTGTGTAACCAGTCAGATTAAGCGGTGTTGTATTATCTTCGTTTTGGATATTAAAGGTGGCATCAAAATCCGTTCCTTTTTCCAATAATAGATTTAAGGGGATTGCTGCCATTTAATTACCTGAATTAATTTTATTTATCAGTTGGTGGTTGTTCTTCTTCAGGGGGAGCAGTAGCACCACCCAAAAGTTCCAAAGTTTCCATACCACCCAGTAACTTTGTTTTATAATCTTGAAGTTGTCTCAAATTAGTTTCTGCTGCTGTAATTTTGGTATCAGCATCTTTAATTTGTTTCTCAAATTCAATACGCAATTGTGAAGCATCCATAGCAAATAGTCATGTAATAATATTTATATCAGGTCAATGCAGCGACTCTCGTCTGGAAATCAGCGAAGTCAGTTGATGCAGCAACTACTGCTTTTAAATCAGAAAGAGTAAGTGATGCTCCAGCATTCCAAGCAACATTATTATTACTAACAGTTGTAGCAGTATCAGTCCAAGAAGTAATATTTGCTTGAGTAATACCCTTTACATGGGCAGCTACTGTAGGATCAGATTCTGATTGTAAATACCCTGTTAGATTAGCTGGTTTAAATGTAAATACACCAGCATCATATGTCAAACTACCACCACCAGTAGCAGTGTCTAGTGTAACACTAAAACTACTTGTATTAATAGCATTACTCTCAAAAGTATGTAAGTCTTGAGCAATATTATTAATTTCTATCCTTTGTTCTTCAAAGGTAAAAGTTTTTGGGACGTTTCTGAGTACCATTTTTTATCCTATGAAGGTTTAGTTGGCCAAGAAGAATGGGAATGATCATCTGCCAAAGCTTTGGCAGTTAGATTAGAATCTGCTGCTATGGTTGCTGGAAGATCTCTCAATGCCTGACGATATGTAGCCCACTCTACTTTTTTATCTGCTGCTATTGAAATGTCATCTAAACGAGTCCAATCAGACCATATTAACTGAGCATTTCTATAATCCTTTACTTCTGCAAGATGATCTCTCGCTGCTTCATATGCAGCAGCTGCAAGGGTTTGTTCATCTGCATGATCTGTTACTGCTTGTTGCCAGATACCAACTTCAGTAATCTCTTCACCCCATTTCTTAGTTCCATCTGCTTTTACAGCATCTTCATTATATTCAACATAACCTTTTCCTGTGGTAGTGTCAAAAAACATTCCATGAACATCTGATGGAATCCATGAAAGATCAACATGAGTACAAGGATGTACTGCAACACTGTCAAGAACTATAGTTTTATCGGAAGGTATAACTTGGATCTTCATTGTGTAATAGATGGATTAATGGTATTTATTGGTTTCTGCTGATTTAAAGCATTAACAAATAATTGTTGTGCTTGTTGATTTACTTTAACTGTTTCATTTCTGAAAGATTCTACAGCAGCACCTGTTTGTCTTTGCATTTGAGAATTTTCTATCAGCAACATAGGCATCCAAGTTACTGCACATCCCCACTCATCAATTTCTTGACCTGTTTGAGGATTAACTCCACGAACTTGATTATACCAAGCACATTTTAATTCTATACAATCCTCCCCAATTAAAGGGCAGAACTTTCCTGGTTTGATTTGAGCCATATTAATTTAACTTTTAGTACATATTATAACATCAACATACTGAACTGCTGTGTTTACAGAATCACTACCACTAATGCTTACAGTATCAGAACCACTACCACTGAAACTAAAGTTGGAACCTTCAATGTAATACATTATTATAGCATGTGTGTGGTAGTTACTACCACCAGTACTAGCAACTTTTTGGAGACCTGAAGAAGTTCCAGTTGCAGTATCTTGGAAACCATATGAAGAACCAGTAGTACCACGAGGAACATCGTAGTCGTGTTGGTGAGATGGCATCTGATCTGTTGTTAAGAATGCTTGAGTGGTGTTTCTATACATTACTTGACTTCCAGTACAATCTCCACTAATTGAAACACTTACAGTATCACTGCCACTAATACTTACATTATGATTCTGGAAAGCACTGGTAAATCCAACACTACCACCAGAACCACCACCATTACCACTTACAACTCTGAGAGCTTTATTGTTATGTGATGTTGATTTTGTCCATCCAGTAGGAGCACTACTCTGTGCAAATAACATAACAGATCCTGATGGGATATCTCCACCACCACTACTACTAGGATTAATAGTAACAGTTGTGTTTAAAGAACTATTACCTGCATACCCTATACTTAAAACATTTGAACTGTTATTGAAAGAAAAACTATTTGCATAATAGTTGGTATTTGTATCTGTATTTGTATCAGGTGGAGTTTGCCAAGTTCCATCATCCTTAAGATACTTACCAGTAGATGATGCTGGTAACTGTGGTGCTAATCCATTAGCACTATTACTAACAACACTATAAGTTGTATTAGTGTCTGTGTTGATAGAAGCAAGATTAACAGTTTGATTTAATGATGTATTACCAAACGAAGCAGTTAATGTAGTGCCACTTAAAGATAAGTTAGTAACATAATCGTTTCCATCAGCACCTCCACCAGATGTTACAGTCTGCCAAGTACCATCAGACCTTAAATACTTATCACTACCAGCAGAAGTTCCATTAGGAACTAAACCTTCAGTACCACCAGTAAAAGTATTATAGGTTGTATTAGTATCTGTATCTGTATCTGGAGGAACTGTCCAAGTACCATCTGCTCTAAGATACTTAGTAGTACCGCCACCAGATGCAGGTGTTAAACCTGCTGCCGAAGAATTAAAATTGGAGTAAGTGGTATCAGTATTAGTATCAGGTGGAAGCTGCCAAGTACCATCTGCTTTTAAATATTTACCACCATGTGAAGATGGTAATATTGGAGCTAATCCATTAGCACTAGTACTAACAACACTATAAGTTGTATTAGTATCTGTGTTTATAGAAGCAAGATCAACAGTTTGATTTAATGATGCATTGCTAAACGAAGCAGTTAATGTAGTACCACTTAGAGAAAGATTATTAACGTAATCATTTCCATCAGCACTTCCAGATACAGTCTGCCAAGTACCATCTGCTCTAAGATACTTAGTAGTGCCACCACCAGATGCAGGTACTAAACCTGCTACTGAAGAAGTAAAATTAGAGTAAGTAGTATCTGTATCTGTATCTGGAGGAACTACCCAAGTACCATCACCTCGTAAATACTTAGTAGTACTCCATTGAGGTGATATAGGAACTAATCCAGCAGATGAACTGGTAAAATTAGAGTAAGTAGTATTAGTATCGGAAGGTGTACCCCAAGTACCATCACCTTTTAAGAAGTTAGCATCATTATTGCCATTCGCCAATGGTGCTGGAACTAACCCACTAACACCACCAGTAAAATTATTATATGTAGTATCAGTATCAGGAGGAGTTACCCAAGTATTATCTTCTCTTAAAAATCTATCTGAAAATGTACCAGCAGGTAATTGTGGTACTAATCCAGCAGAAGAAGAAGTAGCAGCACCAGGTATTGTAGGAACTAAAGGTGGTGTATATGTAAGTGTTCCTCCATTATCATATGTTAAAGTACCAGTACCACTATTACCAACCTGAGTAACACTTAGTTCAGTTTTAGATAAGTAATTTGTACCTCCAACACTAGAACTACCAACTTCTAGATAAACTTCACTTCCAGAACCCATTCCAAGATCAGTAACAATAAGATATGCAGTTGTAATACTTATTGTAGTAGTTGTGCTTATGGTGTTATTTGCACCTTGATAAACCCAGTTCACACCATCAGTTGATGTCCAACAACGGCATTGATTGCCTGATGTTAAACTAGTATTAGGAGAAGTACTATGTAATTTTAAGCTCCAAGTAGTCTCACTATTATCAGATAAAGTAAAGAATAGTAGACCATCACCTTGCTGTCCTCCTGCATTCCAAGGATTTATCCATCCACCCCAATTATTCCAAGATTGAGACTGGAATCCTGAAGGATAATTTGTATCAAATTGGTAATTTGCATAACTACCTTGAACTCCAGTGAAATAACTGATGTAGTTATTGTTAGCAGAACCAGTATCTTGTAAATATTTAATATTTAAACTTCCACCACCAGTTCCTAGATCATCACTACCAATAACAAAATTAGATCCATCCCATTTTAATATTTTTCCTACATCTATTAAACTAGCATTAGTTGGTATATTTACATCATCAAGATCGTTAAGTTTACTACTAGTAGTTAATAAAGTTCCACTAGGTTTATTTCGTATGAAAGCATCTGATGTTCCATTTTGTTCTGTCCAATCTGCCTGAACATTATCTTCTCCAGTATCAGTATCAGGAGGAACTACCCAAGTGCCATCTGCTCTGAGATACTTATTAGTAGAACTAGCAACACCAATTACAATAGATCCAGCCATACTACTATGATACTGGCAATTGTAATAGAGAGTAGTTCCTCCTAAAGCAGATGTGTAGAGAGTAACAGTTCCACTTGCGGTTCCATTTCCCGAAACACCACCACCAGTATAATCAACTCCATTAACAAAATTTGCAAGTTGATTACCAGTACCAGTACCACTAACAGTCTTAACTAAGAATGGATGTCCACTAGCATTAACTGCAAAATTAATAGTGTCTCCTTCATTAACATTAATAGTGGGATTATTACCAGAAACAGAACCATTTCTATCAGTTCCTGAAAAAGTATATGCACCAGATCCACTATTAGTAACATTAATTGAGTATGTTGTCGGACCAGAAGATACACCAGATGCAGGTACTAAACCTGCTACTGTATTATTAAAACTAGAGTAAGTGGTATCAGTAGGAGTAGCCCAATTACCATCAGATCTTAAATAATAATTAGTTTCACTTAATATAGATGCAGGAACCAAACCAGCATCTACACCAGCAAATGCATTATAAGTACTACCTCCTGTAGGAGCCGTAGTAAATTCTAGACCATCTTCATTAGCATTTACCTTAGTAAACTTACCAGCTTGTCCACTATAAGAACTTGGGGTATCATCTAGATCTATCCAATCATGATCATGTGAAGTATCATCAACTACAGTTAAATTAACTGTGCCATTAGTAGATACTATTTTCCAAGTAGTACCATCCCAAGCCCAAACCTTTCCATCTATACTACCTGTAATTGGATGTTTGTCTCCAGGACTAGGAGATATTGGAAAATTAATTGCTGTCATGATTGAGGAGATTATTTAGCAGTTATATAAGGTCCATATGTCCAAGGTGCAGGCTTGGATGCAGTTCCTAAATGAACTTCAACAACTCCCTGTGGACCAGTTGTTTTAGTATCACCAGGCACCAAATACATATGTCCATTTGGTGCTAATACAGCAGAATGAAAACCATCGTATGATCCAGTCCAACCTTTAAGATCAACAAATTCATGTCCATAGCTTGTGATAGTCTTATTTGTTCCAGTATATATTTTTAAAATTTTTGCACTACCTGTTTTTTCTGGACCACAGTATATATTACCATCTGCACCTACAACAGCACCACAAGTCTTCTGATTATCGTTAGCATTAGTTATGGGATTATTACCAGCAGTTGTTCCAACAGCAGCAAGTTGCATATTATTCTCATTAACAGTAGTTATACTACCCATGTGTGGAGCAAAACCGTTGCTACCGCTACCAGCAGGATCATAAGTGTAAATCCAAGGCCACTGATCTGGTATTAAATATATCAATCCATCTGGACCAGCTACAGCAGATGACCAATATCTTTCTATATCATTACCAGAGGCATCTTTAATTATTCCTG